AAATGGCCTAGAGGTGAAATGGGTTCGCTTCCTGCAGACAGTGAACAGTTTATGCTAATAGAACACATTGCAGGTGAGCTAGAAGCCTTAGCAACTGAAATAGAAGAAGGGCGAGCGCCTTACGATCAACAACAAAAACTTACGCTAGAGTTTTATGAAAAGAGAATTTCTACATTAGAAGCTCACATAGAAAAATTACGTAATGGAGATCATTAATGGTAGAAACTCTTTTTGTATTATTTTTAACGTTTGGTGGTGAAGCTAAAGAATGGACACCTCATTTTACTTTATCAGATTGTCTTGCTGTAAAACGTAAAATTGATAGAAACGTAGGTACAGGACATTTATATAGTTGTAAAAAAGAAAAAGTATCTTTAAAGCAAGAAGGTGAAAAGTATATAATAGTAGATTTTATGGAGGAGTAAATGAGTATTGAAGTAGCAGGTGAAAGATTTAGCGGCTTAAATAAACCTAAAAGAACTCCAGGCCATAAAACAAAGTCTCATGCAGTAGCAGTTACAGGGCCAAATGGCAAACCAAAAATAATTAGATTTGGTAGTCAAGGCGTTTCTGGCAGTCCTAAAAAGAAAGGAGAAAGCGAATCATACGCTAAGCGCAGAAAAGCTTGGAAGGCTCGACACTCAACAAATATTAACAAAGGTCCAACAAGTGCCGCTTACTGGGCAAATAAGGTGAAGTGGTAATGGCAAAGCGCGGTCGTAATAAAGAAAGAGGGCCATTAGCTAAAAAATCTTCAAAGTCAATTAAAGACGAATTGTTAGCACTTACTCCACTTAGTGATGCAATAGATTTTTATAAAGCAGCAAAATCAGGAAATGTTATGGAAGCAGCTATGGCTGCAGGAATGATGGGATTAGCTGCAACACCAGCTGGGCCACTTGCTAAAGGTGCTAAAGCAGTTAAAAAATATGCAGATGCAGAACAAAAGAAACTTGATTATTTAAGAAAAATACGTAAACAATTAGCTGAAGAAAGCAGATACGAAGGTTATGAACCTGATATTTATTTTAGGCATTCAATGACCCCTAGTTCTGATTTTCCTAGAACTAGACCTGTAGCAGCAACAAATAAACCTGCATATGGAAAAGGTCCAGGCGCATTTTTTCATGGATTAGATGATGCAATTGAGTTTCAAGAATTTGGTCCTAACGTATATGCAGCAGTTGTTAATCGAAAGGCAAAAGTATATCCAGGAAAAATGGATGATGTTTCTGATAAATATGAAACTTTTATTCCAGAATCAGCAATTGATGATTATGTAAGAGTATATCCCCCATTAGATTATAAACTTAATGAATAATAAAACCCAGGAGCGGTAAATGAAAACAGGACGTTATCAACAACAAGTTGCATCTGTACAACCAGTAAAGAAAACAAAAGAACGTAAAACTCCTTTGTCTCAACCTGGAAGTAAAGGATACAATAAAAAAGTTATGGAAAACAGTAAAGCATTTTATAGTGGAACAGGTGGTGAATACTGATGGCTAGTAATGGTTATAAACAAGCTGTAACCGATGAACAGCTTATTAATCTTATTGAGCAAGGAATTCAGAACGCCGCAGGTGATTGGCTTAATGCTAGCGATTTAACTAGAGAAAGACTTAAAGCAACTTATGAGTATGCAGGTGTAGCGCAAGAACACTTAACACCACAAGGCGTTAGTACTATTGTTGATACTTCTACAACAGAAGTAGTTGAAGCTTACACAGCAGTTCTTTCTGACTTGTTCTTAAACAACAATAAAATTGCACGGTTTGTTCCGTACGATGATACTCCTGGAGCATTTAAAGCAGCTAAAGATGCAAGTAATCTTGTTAACTACTGTATCTTTAAAAAGAATAAAGGCTGGGAAATATTACAAACATGGATAAAGTCTTCTTTATTATGGAAGAATGCAGTAATTCGTTGGGATTACATTGAAGACTTTGATTATGTAATGGAAGAATACGAAGAAATTGATGAAGCAAAACTTGACGAGATCCTTGCAGATGAAAATTTAGAAATCGTCGGCGAGCTAACGCTCAATCCAACTTCAGAAACAATTTCATATATAGATGTAAGGCTTAGAAAACGAATTGACAAAAGCAGAGTTAAGCTAGAAGTTATACCGCCAGAAGCCTTTAGGATTTCAAATGAAGCAAAAGATATTGATGATGCCGTCTTTGTTGGCATCCAAAGCGAAATGTCTCGTTCAGATGTTCGCAGATATTACCCAGAGTGGGGAGACAGTCTCACAGAAGATGAATGGAATCGTCTCGGACGCGGTTACAACTGGGTTGGAAGCGGCAAATACAGTGAAGATGTTGCTGCAAGAAAAGATATTACAGGCCAAGCCTATTGGCAAGGCTATGAAGCAAAAGGTGAAGCATATACTGAAGCTAATCAAGAAGTAACTCTTACTGAATCTTGGATTAGAGTAGATCGTGATGGTGATGGTATTGCAGAACTAAAACATTTTATAACAGTAGATAATCATATTTTATACGAAGAAGATGTAGAATTTGTTCCACTAGCTTCTATTGTTCCTATTGATATTCCACATGAATTTTTTGGATTATCAATGGCTGATTTTACAAGATCTAGTACATTAGCAAGTACAGCTATTCTTCGTGGTTTTGTAGAAAACACTTATCTTACAAATTATAGTCCTAAACTAGCAGATCCAAATGTAGTTGATTTTAGTGCGCTTCAAAATATGAAGCCCAAACAAATCATACCTACTAATGGTAATCCAACTGGTGCGGTATCACAATTACCCCCAGAGACTATTTCTACAGGTACTGTACCTTTGCTCGAACATCTACAGCTTATTAAAGAGCAAGCTACAGGAATGTCTAAGGCCGCGCAAGGATTGAATGATACACTTTATGTATCAGGCAACTCTGAGCAAAAACTTAGCGCTGTTCAATCAGCAGCACAAAAACGAATCCAGCATATCGCGCGTAGATTTGCGGAAACTGGATTTAAGCGGCTGATACAAGGTGTTTACAGAACCATGTATATGAACATGAAAGGTAAACAATCTTATAATATGGATGGGGTTTATGGCTCTATTAATATGAGTGAGTTACCTTCTACTATGGATGTAGAAATCTTTTTAGATATTGGAGACAATTCAAACTTAACTGTAATTAATAAGTTAACTAAAGTAGGATCTGAAATACTTCCTGCTTTGGCTAGCCAAGGTGCAGGCATGGCTGTTAAGCCTGAAGCACCAGCAGTGCTTGCAACTAAGCTTATTGAAGCTTTAAATTTAGATAGTAATGATTTCTTACAAGATTATACTACTGATGAATTTAAAGAAAGAGCAACTAATGCTATGCAAGAACAAGCTAAAGCCGCACAAGCACAGGAAATGATTGAACAACGTAAACGTGAAGCAGATACTGCACTTGCAGAAGCAAATGTACAGTATACTAATGCTCAAAGTAAAAATACAATGGATGATAATTCTAAACAATTAGCCGTTGCTATTGATAAACATTTCCAAGAATGGGCTGACTTAACAATTAGAGCAGTTAAAGAGGGTGCAGAATTACCTGAACATCCAGGATTTGATCAAGTCCTTATGATGGCTAGGCAATTAATTAATCCTCCACAACAAGGAACAAGATAAATGGATAAATATCGTAAGACAGCTGAGGCGAGGCTGGGAAACGAAAAATCATACGGTAATCATAAAATTCATCCTGAAGAATTAGCGCGAAGGGCGCATGTTAAAGGTCACTTTGCAGCCAAGGAACGGGATGAATTTTTTGATGAAGTATATGGTGAGGTTCTTGTAGACTATTTTATTGAATGGCTTAAAACAGAACCACATGAAACTAAAACACGAGAGTTTCTCTACTCTTCTGCGATGGCGCTAGGTAGCGTCAAAGAGAAAATGACAAACTTTGAGATGTATGGGAAAAATATCCCACACCTAATGGAGGACAACGATGGCAAAACGAACAATTGATTACGAACAGCTTGTTAAAAACTACGATACAATGATTGAAACACTTGAATATGATTCAATGCGTAGTGGTGGTAAAGCAAAATTAAATTCGGATGCGTTATATCACATGCAAATGTTAAGAAATATTTATGCTGAAAAAATTATTAAAGCTAAACCTAAAACAGCCCCTGTAAAAAAGGGAGGTAATTAACAATGAATAATCCTGAAGCAAATACAGACTCTACCCTTAAGGATGATTCTGTGCCTATGGACACAAGTCAAACTGAAGAGGCTTTGCTGGCTGACATTATACGGAACTCCGATTTCGTAGATACTCTACCCGAAGAGCAAGTACCGCAGTTAGACGCGGAAGAATCTGATGAAGAAGACCCAGAAGAATCAGAGGAAGCCGATAACGTTGATGATGAAGAAGAAGTAGAAATCGAAGAAGAAGAAGCAACGGATGAGGATGATGAGTCTACCCAAGAAGCCGATGTGTACACTCCTGATGATTTAGACTTGGAATCGCAAGTACTCGTTAAAATAGATGGCGAAGAAGTTGCAGTTTCCTTTAGTGACCTTATAAAAGGTTACTCTACTGAACAACATCTTTCTAACAAGGGTCGTGAACTTGGTGATGCAAGAAAACAAATGGAAGAAGAATATGAGCAAAAACTCGAAGAAATAAACGGGATGGCTCAAGCTTCTGCTGCTGTATTGTATGATGCAGAACAGCGGCATGCAAATGAATATCATAAACTTGAAGAAAAAATACAAACTGCTCGTGATGAAGGCGACACCTATGAAGTTAATGAATTAAAAGATAAGCGAGAACAAGTCCAAAAAAGATATTGGGAAGCACGAGAACGTCGTGAAAAGCTTGTTGAAAATATTCAAAAACAAGAACAAAAAACACAACAAAAAGAATTTCAAGAACAACTAGATTATTTTAATAAAGTAATACCTGATATGATTCCAGACTTTAACGAAGAAACAGCTATGGCTATTCGTGAGTTTGCTATTGGAGAAGGTGTTCCTGAAGAAATTCTTGATGTAGTAACTGATCCTGTACTTATCAAATTTGTTGATGATTACAGAAGATTAAAACAAGGTGTAAGCAAAGGCACAGCTAAACGTAAAACTACTAGCGTTAAAAAAGCTCCTGTTCGAAAAGCAAAAACTCGTAAACAAAAAGAAGTTGATGCAAGTGAACAATTAAGAAAAAGGGCGCTTAGTGAAAACGCTAGTCAAGATGATCAAATGGCATTTCTAAGAGGACTTGCAGAACGCTCTCTTTCAAATATTTAATACCTCGGAGGTATAATTAAAATGGCTAATAATCTTGGCGTACGCGGCACAGGTGGTCCAGCAGGACCAGCTCGTGGCAGCGGCAAAGATGTCTCACAGCGTGAGGATCTTGCTAACTTTATCACGATGATTACTCGTGACGAAACTCCTTTCACCTCTTCAATTGGAAAGGCAAAGGCAACTGCTATTTATCACGAATGGCAAACAGATACACTGGAAGCTCCAGGCAATTCACGTATTGGTGAAGGTACAGATTACATTGCACCAGATGCAACTGGTTCAGGTGGTACAGGTGCAACACCTGCAACTGGCGACAAGTTTGCAATTTCTGGTCCAGATCGTACACGCTTGGGTAACTACACACAGATCAACGGTAAGACAATTGCTGTATCAGGCACACGTCGCGCAGTAGATCAAGCAGGTGTAGCAGATGAGTATGCATACCAGCTAAAGAAGCGCGGTACAGAACTTCGCCGTGACGTAGAATTTGATATGATTCACTCAATGAACGTATCAAATGCAGTAGGCGCACAGAATGCTAATTCTCGTGCAGCAGGTGGCTACCAGTCATTCATCAACTCAGCAACAACTTGTGATTATGTAGGTGAGTTTGAAGCTCCTTCTGCAGGTACTACTTCTCCAGGGACAGATGCAAACGGTACAGCTATCCCACGTTCATCAATCAACGGTTCAACAACTGCACCTGATCGTGATCCACTAGCACTGACTAACATTGATTCAGTCATGCAGAAGATCTATGAGCAAGGCGGTAAGGCAACAAAGATTATGTTGTCACCAAAGCTTCGCCGTGATTTCTCTGACCTGATGGTTGGCGACACAGGTGTAACCCGTAATATTGATGATTCAGGAAAACTACGTCAATCAGTAGATGTCTATATGTCAGACTTTGGTGACTTGATGGTAGTACCTAATTACATCATGGGCTTGACAAATAACTTTGCATTTACAGGTGACAACAACGTTGCTCACAGTGGTGCAGGTGTAACTAACTTGGCTAACTTTGCAGCATTGGTATACGATCCAATGTGGTTCGCAACTGCATACTTGCGTCCTCTAGCAGAGGTAGACGTAGGTCAGCAGGGTGACTCAACCAAAGGTATGATGGTTGAAGAATGCACACTGGAAGTACGCAATCCACTGGGTTGTGGTGCTATCTACGGCCTAGAGTAGGTTTAATAAAGGAGGGGAAGCTTACGGGCTTCTCCTTCTTTTTTATTACGGGAGAATATCATGGCTGACGAAAAGAAAAAGAAAAACCCTAAAGCACCTATTATGCCTTCAGAAGTTAAAAAGAAAAGAAATGCAAGTGCTGAACGTACCGAAAGACCACCTGAGTCTGCTTACAAAGCTATGGGCT